CGCTTTCGTCTAGCAACAGATGGTCGTGGGGATTTGATTGAGAGTGCAGAAAATATGTGTGCATATGACCACGGGCCCAACTGGCATGAAAAAGTAGACGAAAGCGGCTTCGCGTGGGCAATGCAACGTTCTGAGGAGATGTTTTATTTGAAGGCGTGGGTGGAGGCCCATCGCAAAAAATGAGCAATCCTATCTTACTAGAACTTGGGTTTTCTGTTACAGACTCTGCAGGAGGTCTTAAAAAGGCCGCCTCGCAACTTAAAGATGTTGAGAAAAATTTAGATAAAATTGCAGATACTGCTGAAAAGAAAGCAACTCCCGCATTTAGCAACCTTTTCAAATCATTTTCTGATTTGTTTAGTGGTTCTGGTGCGCTTGGAAAAATATCTAGTGTTTTAAGCAGCAGTGGTGGCGGTCTTGGTAGCATATTAAAAACTTTAAGTTTTGAGGCTGGCGTTGCCACAGCTGCAATCTATGGACTTAGCAAAGCTTTTTCGGCACTCGATGAGTTTACAGACAGAGCATCAGAGGCGTTCTCTGAACGAACCAATTCCTTACGCCTGTATACAACCATATTAGGTGATGCAACAAAGGCACAAGAAGAGTTCAATTTTGTCTCTGCATTGGGACAAAAAACAGAGTTTACCCGGGAGCAAATTGAGAAGGTATCAAGGAAGCTTGTTGTTTCTGGATTTAAAGATACAGCTGAACGGCAAAAGGCCGAGTTAACCATTGCAGACATTGCATCTGCTACTCCTTTGGATCAACGAGAGACAGCTACAAGTCGTTTGTCGTTGGCCTTTAGCAAAATTAAAGGAAACAACTACCTGCAGCAAGGAGACCTGAAACAGTTTACAGGTCTTTTGGGAAGGCAAGGAATTAAAGAAGAACTTGCGGCTGCACTAAATACAAATCTCAAAGGCGTAGATGACAAGATACGCAATAAAGAAGTAAATGCAGACACTGCAATAGCTGCCATTCAAAGAGCAACATTAAAACAGTTTGGTACAAGCAAACTGGGCGAGTTTTCAGTCGGGGCTGCAGATGATATCACCACATTGTTAAGCAACCAGCAAGAAGGTGAAAAAAATGCACTGCTTGCCATTGAACCAGAAAAGCTTGCTAGTTTTGAAACATTTAAAGATTCCATCAAAGAAATTACAGACTTGATGAATTCAGCGACGGATGATGGAAAGAATTACAAGTATGTTTTGGAAACCATTTCAGAAATTGGACTTGCAATAAAAACCTTCGTTAATGATTTTAAGGCTGGTTTTATTGAAGGATTTGGAGAGGTTTTTAAGGCTGTACGTGAGTTTTTGAATGTTGGTGATGACGCAGCAGATGTACAAAGCGGAATAAAAGCATTGGGAAGTGCTTTTAAGACAGTAGGAATCATTCTTGGTGGTTTAGTCGGATTTTTGGGTGGAGTTTTTGTGAAAGCCTGGGATTTGGTAATCGGTGTGGCTCAGCGAGTATCTGAGGGATTTCGATTTTTGGGTGCTGCTCTAAAAGATATAGGCTCTTATATTTCTGACAGGACACTAGATATTTATGATGGGTTGAAGTCCATATTTGAAGGACTTTATCTCATGATAAAGGGTGTTATCAGTCTGAGTTTTTCCACAATAAAGGAAGGATTCAACAAACTCTCAACAACATCATTTTCTTCACGCACAGAAGGAAAAAGTTACGATACGAATGTAGATGCATTGGTGGTAACGCTGGCAAAAGAAAAACAAGAGGCGATTAATAAATCAAAAGCCGACGCACTTAAGTCAAAAGCAAGCAAAGACCTTGAAGACAACAAAGCAAGTTCAGGGTCTGGAGGCAGTAGTAAGTCCAAATCAGGGTTTGCGGTTGACTTCAATGCGTATAAAGGGCCCATCGGAGATTTGGGGGCATATCTAAAAAGCGTTGGGATTGATACGCCAAAGATTCCCGGAGCAAGTTTGGTCCCTCATTCTGTAAATGGCCCCGAGCGAATTCCTACAATAAAGCCACAGATTTTTATTGACAACTTTATCCAAAATATTGAAGCAGACGGTTCTTCTCCAAAAGAAGTTGCACAAGAAGCATACACGAGATTTACACAAGAAATTGGCCGTAGGATTGTACGTTCTCCAAGTCCGTTGGTGACATAATGGCAACCTTTCAACAACTCGATTATCCCTCTTGGATAAAATCACCCAAAACATGGGACAACCCATCGCTAGGAGATTTTGAACTGCCTGGCATTGTTCATTTGAAGCCAATTAAGAAGATGCTTCGGATTGAAGACAACAAGTCATCCGGAAAAGATGGGGGTGGATCGATTATCAAAGGGCTCGATCAACCAGACTTTACAATTGAGCTTTTGCTCTATACAGGGACACAAGAGCAACAATGGACCAAAGTGGTTCAAGTTATCTTGCCAACAAAAAATCCCAAGGATCGTGTTGCTTTCTACCTGCGTCATCCAACGTTGGCTCGTATGCAAGTGTATTACTGCATTGTTGTTGGAATCGAAGAAGCTCCTCCAGTCGCTGGAGGACCGCTAACGATAACGATTTATTGTCAGTCCGTGTTGCCTGTGAAAGAAGATGCCACCAAGAAAATTACGTCCAAAGGCGTGAAAAAACCCACATCCCCAGATGCAATAGATGTTGGAGCAGGGAAACAAGTGGGATCTCAGCTCCATCCAGAGTTAAACGTAGAGGCCAAACCACCTGCACAGAGAGTCTTCGATACTATATTTGCTGACAAGGCAAAAAATCCCAACAAGAGGTGACATGAGCAAATCAGACGTTTATCTGCAACTAGCCAATGGGAACACGCTGAGTGTAATGGAAGGTGACCTTCTATTGCCTTTCATTGGGAACTGGTCTGCCCATTTGGTTCTTGCAGAAGGCGATGTTGCTCCCACTGGATTGGGCAAGGTGGTGTGGCTGGGAGATGAGTCAACAAGCTACATCATTCGATCTGGAGAGAACGAAGGACGTTTTTCTGTGCTAGCAGTGGGCGGTCAAGGCGGACTTTGGAAGAGCGTACCCAGCAAAATGTATGATTATCGGCTAAAGCTGTCATTACCTCTTACAGAGATGCTCTCTGCAGTTGGTGAATCGTTAAGCTCAAAATCGAGCATCGCCACAACATCGCTAGAGCTGTCTAATTGGGTCAGGACGACGTCTAGGTGCGATGAGCTTCTAAGTAAGATTACAGACCAAGCCAAGGCCATTTGGCGCGTTTTGCCCGATGGAAGTGTTTTTGTGGGGGTCGATACGTGGCCCACTGCACCAAATTTCGAATACAGCTTGCAGTGGCAAGATCCAACATGGTCTTCTGCTACGTTCATTGTGACGTCATTAAGCCTACGGCCTGGTCAACGATTTCCCATAAGCACGTTGCCCATCTCCAATCGCAAAGTCTCCTGTGTACGGTATGAGATTAGTCCAACCGTTACACGAATGACAGTTTGGTTTGCCGATGAATCATTTGAAGACGATCCACTTCATGCTGGTCTTTCTACGTTTGTCAAACAAACGATGCGGTATGTAGACTTTTACGCACAGTATCCAGCAAAGGTGTTGCTCCAAAGAAGTGATGGCACCTTGGATGTCATCCCAGATAGCAAATATCTGCCTCCCATGACCAGTGTGCCGGTAAACGTTCCTGTGGGTGGTACAAAAATAAAAGTTATGGCAGGAGAGCGGGTAAGAATCCTGTTCTCTGAAGGTGACCCGACCAAATACTCAGCACAACTCTATGATGCGGGTGATGGTGGAAGATTATTGGCGCGCAAAGATGGAGAAGTAGATGGTGGATCCGTCACTTTGGCTGTGGCTGGTATGGGTGTCACTATTGGAGGAAGTTACACAGATGGATTTGGTAATACCACGAACTTGCCTCCTAGCACATCTGTTACTTTTAGCATAAAAGGTAAAATCACCGATGGTTGGACACGTTGGGAGGTAGGAAGTGAGTCTTAATTATGGAGTAGATTACTCTGCGATGGCTGGTCCAAACAAAGACCAACTAGACACTACCTTTTCAAACATTATTGACCCGTACGATGTGATTTTGGAAGATGTCTATCGACGCTTAACAACACCACAAGGCATTTTAGACCCACCCATTGGGATGTTTTGGGACACAAACACCCTGGATCTTCGTGATTATCTGATGGCCAGCTATCCACAAAAACAAATCGCACGGCTCCAGCAAGACATCGAGACCATCTTCTACGAAGAACTTCGATATGGGATTGAAGCCCAAGTTACAGTCATTGGGTCTGGAATCACGCTATTGCAAGTTGATGTGCAGGTTTTTCCATCAACAAATGTAAACCCAATCCAAGTGACTTTTATCGTTGGGACAAACCAAGTCGAATTTAAGAGGATTTCATGACCACGCTTACCGATCTAATAACGCAAAAAGATTTGCTAGCACTGCAAGCAGAGTTTTTCAATGAGATGATTGATGCCCATCGTGCCAATGGTGTTCCTGTGGATGCTTGGCAAAGCACGACAAATGTAGGTCTCTCACAAACACAAGAGAACGCGCTACTTTTTGCCAATGAGCGTCAAGCCGTCACAGAACTTGCACGAGCCATGTTTTTACAGTATGCCTCTGGCGATGGTCTTACATTATTTGCAAGGTCACAGTTTAGTCTGGAAAGATACTTAGCGCAGGTCGCCATTGGAAATGTGCGTTTAATCAGTTCTCCATCTGCGCCGCTCTATAATTTTTTGCCAGGGGATATCACAATTGGTACCCAAGGACCTGCGGCCAATCAAAAGACTTACACCAATGTAACGGGGGGTACTCTTACTCCAAACAGCACATTAGATTTGGTATTTCAGGCAAATTCACCAGGTGCCGACTACAACATTGCAAACAACACCCAATTGGACTTAAAGACTTCATTTGCTGGTGTTGCTGTATCGAACCCAATTTATCCGCCAGATTTTACATGGCTTACTCAGCAAGGTGCAGATGTTGAGTCTGATGATGCTCTCAAACAACGTTGCATCACCAGATGGGGCACCATTGGCGCAGAATGCAATGAAGAAGGCATTTTGTATTACGCATTCCTCGCACCAGCTGGGTATATTGCCAGCCCTGTCAAGTTTGCCCGTGTGTTAACAAACTGGATTGTCAGTACAAACTATACTGGTTATTGGCCCGGAGCAATTACTGTTGTCGTGGGAAGCGATTTTGGTGGACTTATCCCTGGCGATCTTGCTGCGGTACGAGCAAACTACGAAAACCCACAAAAATATGGTATTGGTCGTCGTCTGTCTGTTATCAATATGGATCTTTTGCCCGTAATTGTCTCTGCAGACGTGTATGCATTTGCCTCTTCTGGGTTAACCGCTCAAAACATCATGGATTTGGTTACAAGTTCTTTGGTCGATTTCGAATCATTCATCGATATTGGAGAGGCGGTTTTCCCACAAAAAATTGGAGCTCGTATTGAGGATGCTAACAAAAAAGTCATACGAAATGTTAACTTGATAACACCAACGACTGTCATCAATCCATTGTATTACCAAAAAATTAATTTAACCGTTGGCAACATTAACGTCTTTTTGGTGTAGCAATGTCTGGAATTGATTTCGAAACATACTTAAACACCGTCTTGGCTTCTTATTTTCAAAATAAAGCCGCCAAAGACTATTTCAAAGCTGCTGCCGATACTGCTACGACAGAGTTTGATCGCACGGAAGAAGTTCGTACGGAAGGAATGATCTTCGAATGCAATGATGATGCTCTAGATGATCACATGCAAAACACATCTGCTTTGATATCTCCGTACGAAAATAAAACACAAGAACGAGATTATTTAAAAAATCGTTGGGAAGCTCTGGCAAAACGGATTGGATCGGTAGAGCTCATGCTAGCTGAGCTAAAACGTTTTGGTTTTCCAAACGCACATATTTATACCTGGACCGATTTAATCCTTGCAGGTGTCCCTTCAGCATTTGGCGGAGGTCCAAGCATTGCTCCTGGGCTTGATCCGAATGGTGGAATGTATTATATTGCTAAAAGTCCAACCGTACAGGTAACTGTTCTCCAAGTAAATAATGGTCCGAACAAACCACTTGGGGTTGGGATTGGCACAACGGGATCCACAGCCAATATTTCAATCCAGCTGCAAACTGATAACACTGGATTCCCGTTAAGTAGGCCAATCGATATCCTTCAGGCACTTGATACAGCAGGAGCACAAGAATATATGTTTTATGGCTTTAAAGGTACCGGTCTAGGCACAGCAACTGCTTCACCTGTTTTGGTGTTGCCATTGATTTTTTACAGTTTCTTTTTTATTGATTGTTACTCGCCAAATGTTGGTGATGCTCCAATCCAGTGGGACGACAATACAACCAATGGAACCTCAACTTTTGTGGGTCCCTACGTTAGCACCTGGAGAAAAATTCCTGCTCAACCTGAAACCACTCAACCTAATAATCACGCCATAAGGGCTCTGTGGGCAACGGCAAAAAATAATCTCTGGGCTGCGCCACAAGAAGGTACAGATCTTTATAGATTTGATGGCACATCATGGACAAGATACCCCGTTGGCCTTGATGGTAAGCCAAATTTTATGTTTGGAACCGATGCAACCAACATATTTTTGACTGTACGTTTAAGCTTAGCTGGAGTGGGACATGTATGGAAATGGGATGGTGTTAATTGGTCACAATCAATACTTCCAACTGATCCTACAAAAGTATGGAATGGCATACGTATCTGGGGAAAAGATTCTTCAAATATGTGGGTTTCAGGAGTGGAAGGCTCTGTGACAAAAATGTTTTTTTGGAACGGTTCTTCTTGGATGAATCAACCTTTGCCTCCAGCAATATCTGGTGAATATATTAAGGCCATTTGGGGATTCTCAACGAATGATGTTTGGGCAGTCACAGACAATTATGTTATTCATTTCGATGGAAGCAGTTGGAGCATAGTAACAGGACCAACCTTGGCAGTTGGCGACACAATGACAGTGCTTTGGGGTACATCTTCTAGTGATTTACGTATTGGTATCACAAACGCCACAGGCGGAAAGATGTGGCATTATGACGGTGTTTCTTGGACACAAGAGACAATACCAAGTTTGCTATTTATTGATACCATGATTGGAGGGGCTTCTAATGACATTTGGGCCACTGGCCTTGATTTTGATGTGCTAATTCATTGGGATGGCACATCATGGACAAAATACACTGGTGCTGAACCAGAAACAAGAGTTGAGATAGGGTATTGGCAGTTAACAAATATACCCGGATCTAATGAGTTTTATGTGGGTGGTGATCAAGGAGTATCTTTATACTCAAGGTATTTAGATGTGGGCACGGCAACGGTGCAACCTAGCGGCGCGACTGGGAATACAATAGCTGTTTTGCATGGATTAAGAAAAGATTATATTTGGAGTGCTCACGATAGAGGCAAGGTGGCTTTTTACGATGGGTCCACTTGGTCAATAAAAAATCTTCCCTCTTCACAATATGACATCAAGGGTATTTTTGCTTACGATGAAAACAACGTTTGGTTTGTTGGTCAAGATGCAACTGGAGGGGTAGGGGTCTGTGTAAAATGGAATGGAACCACATTTGTTAATTATTCTTTTGCATCGCCAAACAATGTAACTTTTTCTGATGTGTGGTTTGCATCAGCGAATGAAGGTTATGCGGTTGGAAATGGTGGAAGATTGGCAGAATGGAATGGAACATCTTGGAGCATCTCAACCCTCACATTCGCAACTGCACCCATACACCCAAACCTTTACGCCATTTCTGGCGTTAGTCGTTCTGTGGGGAAAGCTTATTTAGCGGTAGGCGGGCAATCTGGAAAATTTGCGTTTATTGATAAACAAGCTGCAACTTTTCTGGAAATTACTTTGCCTGCAAAGGATATATATGACCTTGTTACTTTTAGAACCGAGGTCATACCTATAAACGCAGATAATTTTCCAATACCATATGCATACACTGTCGGGCAAGATAACACTGTTAATATAATTAGATATTACGGATCACCTATCATTACAAGCACAAGTATCCCACTTGCAGCTTCAAATGCGGTTTTGGTAAAAATGCAGTTTTTTGGTCCAAACAATGTTTGGGTGATAGCGACTAATGCAGCTGGTACTACATCTGTCGTTTACCGCTTTATTAACAACCAATGGTTTTCTGCCGCAACTCCGATGACAAATTATGGGTACTCTATATGGGGTTCTTCTTACAATGAATTGGTGATTGGTACATTTAACACTGGTGCCCAGTATTGGTTTTATGAGCCAACGACCGCTCTGGTGCCTACAAGCGTCTCCGGTAAACTTTGGGACGATGGATGGACATGGGATGGTACGTTTGCAGATGCAAATGCACAAAACAATCTGCGTACATTGATAAGAAAGTACAAACCGGCCAGCATGTCTTGCCGATTTGTAGGCATTCAAAACAATAATCTTCTCACTTCATATCCTGTGGGCGAAAAATATGAAGAAAACTATTTAGGCAACATCAACGGCCCATACCTCTTTTCGTATCTAACAGCGTAGGAGACCATTTACTTCGATCATTTTTCCAAAGCTTAATAATGGCTTATGGGAACAAAATTAGTAGAAGTTGATGCGTTTGATGCTGATATAATTTCACCAAACCCCGGAGAAGGGGTTCGTGCTTCAGGACCTTCTGGAACCAGGTATATTGAAATCGGCCTAGATCCAGATGGTGGCATCGTTTACACAGCCATTGCTGCAAACGTTCGAGTAAGACAACTTGGTGGATTAAATCAAACGTTGCTTGTTACGGTGTCGGGTAATGATATCACCGTTCAGCTTGGAACAGATGCTGGCGGAGCCGTAACATCCACAGCAAACGCTGTTGTTATAGCGTTTAACGCTGTCGGTGCAGCAGTTGCATTGGCTACGGTGTCAGTAACTGGAACGGGAGCAGGCTTGGCAGGGATTTCTGAGAATTTCATGAAAATTTCTGGTGATCCTTTTGGCAGTGTAAGACCACCCTTTCAATCATTAACCGACCGTACAGCTTATTTACGTAACAGCTTGATCCTTGGAACGCGTACTGTAAAGAAACTGCATGCAGATGGAGCAGGTGGAAACACCTCTGCGGCTGCTGACAGCGAGATCTGGGCAAACAACGCCCTTCAAACGGGTCTTGCTGCAGGGCAAGGGCCAAGACTAGAGCCTGCAAGGCTCATCTGGCGACATACCGCTAATGGGACAAACGATGCAAACCCAAGTATGGGCACAGCCCTAAAAAACGAGTTGCGTGCGTTGAGCATCCCAAAATCTTTCGGGACGGTCGTGACAGATGGAGCCGGTGGATTTAGTTCTATCGACGGTATGTCATTTAGCGTTACAATATTTAGTGGGAAAATCTTGATCACGATGGCTACCGCAATGGACAATACCAGCTATACGATCAATGCAACCTTAGACGGTAGCACCACAGCCAAACCTACTGTTTACACACAAACGGTAAATACGTCTCAATTTTTCATTGTTGGACAAGACAACCTGATAGATGTGAATCCTGCCACTACAAGCAAGCGCTACCATTTCACAGTGTTTGGACGTCAAACGACAACATAGCTTTACAATAAATGATCGATGTGCGATCTTTGCCTACATGAAGATCGCTAAGAGAGCATGCTTTATCCTATTGACAACGATCATTTTTTCTAAGAGCGTCTTTGCTGAGTGTAAAGAGAGAAAAGATTGGGTACAGGTTTTAGCGACGCCTATTACAGAGCAGAAAAAGAAGGATCTAAAAGAACGTTACAAAAATGCATGCCGAGATGAAAACCACAAACCTGTAGATGTAAAGCAAGAGAGAGACAATGTTTATATTGTGTGCGAGTGCAAGTGATTCACAATTGATCCGTAACAGGAATCGAATGTGCATTCACGCCTTTTCTTTCCTCAATAGCTTTGTCGATAGCGTCTATTTTTTCAACCGCTTTGTTATCCACCCACTCAGCAAACATCCTGTTTTTCTTGTAGGCGTTTTCCATAACTATCCGAAAAGCCGTATTGCTACAACTGAACGCTTGTTTTAAAAGGCATTTTGAGTGCGGATTAAGACACATGTTGGATCCTTTCTTTTGCTTTGTTTGCTGATTGAATAACCAAACTCTTTTCTTGCGGTGTCATCGATTTGAAGGAGTCACCAATGGCAGCTTTGGCGGCGTTGTATTGATCCCAAGTTTTCACATCATCATATGCCTTGGCCCAGTACTCTCCGCTTTGCACAGATGCTTTTGTGCCCGGTGTGTGCTTTTCAATATGGTTCATAAAGGCATCAGCGGGGCGTTTTTGATGATGTATTCTTTCATCCACAGATGAGTCGGATTCTGGATCATCTCCGGTTGAGATGTTCAACGTCATCATCCAGGCATATTTTAAGGCCATTGTCTGCGCCTTGGCTACTGATTTGTCGCCGTTGTCCTGCCCAGACCCTACTGCAGAGATCTCCATCGTGTCTCCTGTGTCAGAGTCAACCAAGGTGACGTTGACACGAACTGTAGAGAATTTCTCTGTCTTGCCCTTGTCCGTTGTTTCAGTCACTGCAGAAAGAATCTCTGTCTTTACAAGTGTTGCCAGGCCATGTTTTACAAGAGCATCGTTAACCTTCTCAAGGATATTAGCAGCGCTCACGTACTTATACTTGTGGAAGTCGTTGCGTGCATCTTTTTGTACATATCCACAATCTTTCATGATTCCGATTAGCTTCGTGGCAATTGATTTGGACATATATGCCTCCTGGTTTTTATATAATGCTAACAAAAAAATTTAATTTGTCAATGATCAATAAATGAACCTTTTTGCTATGCAGCCAGATTGTAACCTTTTTGCTCACCAGCAGACATAATCTCATTGATTCTCTCGTCTTGCCAATCGGATTCAATTTCTGCGACCCAAGCCATAAAGCTAGCGATCTCGTCTGCCGTTTCGATTTGGTTGGTGTTTGTTGTGTCCATGTAGATATTATGTGTTTTACAATATAAATTGTCAAACAATAATAAATCATCGTCTTGCATTTTGTTGAATTTTGAAGTAAGTTCGTGGTGATATGCCATCAGAAAAGATCGAAGTTGCTTCCTGGCTGCAAGCTTTAGGCAAGCAAGGAGTGCCAATTTTCATCGTTATTTGGTTGTTTTTGGTCCAGATGCCAAAGCATGAACGGATGTTAGAAGAAAGGCTGGATATGGTTACTGGTGTCTATAGCAAGCTGCGTGAAGACCAATCTAAAATTATCAAAGATCAGTCTGACAACTTTAGGGCTTCATTGCGAGAGACGGTAAATATTGTGAGACAACTAGAGCAGTCTGTTAGGCAAATGTCTTCTGACATAAAGACAATGTCTGATGAGATCAGAGAGCTGAAAAAACAGCCAATACCAAACTCGCGGCATTAAAACTCTGGTGGTGGGATTTTCACCCACACGTCCGCACAATCTAAACGGGTTCTAAATGTTAGAATTACACCAGAGGTAAGCAGAATATCACAAATTTATTCGAATTCAAGTCAAAATTTTTGGTTTTCTTTTTTTACAAATACACCGAGAGAAAATAGTAAAGCAGCAAAACCCAAAGAACAAACCAAACAACACGCCGCATAAAAGTGCCCCTCTTGAAAAAGTCGAACAAGTGTTAACGTGATGCCAACGCTTAAAATCAAACTTGATCCAGCAATCAGGTCCATATGTTCAGACTATAAATATGTCCCGTGTTAGTCAATTGTTTTAATCTTGAGGGTATTTTTTAGCATCTGGAGAATTTTCATATTTTCTCTGCGCTCTTCTTCGCTGTGTTCGCGATGAATGGTTCTTCTTTCGACATAGGTGTTTTCTCTGAACGTATTTTCGGCAAGGGCCTCCATCATCCATTTTGAAAAGTGATTGTGTGGAGACTCTAAAAACTCAGCAAACGACATGGTTCTGTCTCGTAATTGCAACGGTTTTCTTTGGCCAATGTATGCACCCAACACTGATAATCTGCGCAGCATTTCAGGAAGGTCGATTTTGTACTCTTTGGTGTGTTGGCGCAGCACCTCTCCCCACTGCCTTTCAAGAGATGGCGTTAAATGGCCCTGGTTTGCGCTGCAACATGCCTCATTGCAAGAAACCAGGGTCATGCCCAGTCTGTTGTTTAAATTCGCCCTGAAGGCCTTTAGGGCTTCGTATAGGTTATTTCTCTTCTTGTCCGTCGCATGTCTCTCTTTTTTTTGCTCCACAGTGTCCATCTTTTCGCTTTTGCTAATAAACTGAATAGAGCTATTAATAACACTGGTTGATTTAGAAAAAATAAGATTATTAGAACTTCCGGATCCGAATTCGGATCCGGATCCGGAATTAGTATATTCTACGCGTGTACGCGCACGACCACTTTTGTCAGCTTCACAAGTGTTTAGTATACCACTTTTGTCAGCTTCACAAGTGTTTAGTGGTAGGGTTTGTTGTTCCATGTGCTTCCTTAATGGCAAAAGTGAATACTCTGAACACTGCTTTTGCCCATTTGTTGTAGTTTTGTGTTTTATAAAAATCATCCCTTTGTTTTTCAGATCAGCCAAATGCCTGGATACACTTCTTGGTGTGAATTGAGTATAAAAAGCAATTTGTTTCACCCCCATGGTCGCTGTCAATGTCCTATCACAGTTTTCAGCAATTGCTAGCAACACTAGCCTTTGCCCTGCAGATAGGTTTTTGATCGCCCAAATAGGTGACATATGTTCTCTTGTGAGTCCTTTGACTACATCGTAAGTTCTTGTAAGATAAAATAATTAGTTCTTGAAATTTACCAGAAGATATCGTATATCTTTCAAAATGAGATTGTAAATATATTTTTCGTAAATATATTAAAAATAAGTTTTGTCGGCGAAAAAAGTCTTCGCCACAATCGCCATGTCAGGTAAGGCGTGAATCCTGACTTGTGGGGGGATGAGTTAGGTAGTAGACTTCAATGTCGAATGACGTTGCTGCGCAGGTGCAAGTCCTGCTCCTCTCGTAAACTTTTTTCACACTTCAAAATAAATACCTATTCTTCAAAAAAATAATTTAACTGTATATCTATTCTTTGACATATTATATTTTACAGTATAGTCTTGCCTAAAGGAATTTTTTGTATGGTTACTAAAAAAAGAGGCCGAAAACTGGGTTCAAAAATGAAAGTTAGACTCCCTGGAACATTGGCAAGTGCCGTATCTACAAGGCGTTTGAAAATGGAGCTAAGTCAAATCCAGTTGGCGGCAAAGGCTGGGGTTTCAATGGCTACCATTGCAACCCTGGAACAAGGAAGAGTTAAAAATGTCAGTCTTTCAACAATGAGAAAGATTGCACATGCCTTAGAAATAACAGACGTCGAACTGCTGCGTGAAGTGTTGCCTGATCCACAAACATGAAATTTCAGTCACCTTCGCTTTCCGGTGTAGCTCAGGGGTAGAGCAGGTGGCTGTTAACCACCATGTCGGGGGTTCGAATCCCTCCGCCGGAGTCAGGTACAAAACAGTATAAGATCGAGGAGACAGCATGACCTGGAGAGCACAAAAAGACGATCCACTCCAAAATCAGCCTGTGAATGTTTACTACTGGGTTCAATTTAGAAATGGCGAGCGCATCTACATTTGTATGCTGCTGCTGTTAAGTCACATTATTGTTGATGGTCAATTTGAAGCTTGGGAAATGGACGCACATTCCAGTACTTACTTTAATCTGCATGAAGCTGAAGCATGGATGCCAGCCCAACCAGAACCTTATGTCGCACCAGAATAATAGGTTGACACAACAGACAATCTAAATACAATCTGCTCATGAAATTCTCGCAAATGCTTCAACAAGCACGACTTAAAAAAGACTGGTCTATGAATAAAGTAGCTCAGAAGGTTGGCATCTCGGGCGTCTACTATAGAAATGTAGAAATTGGCAAGATGTACCCGTTCCCTCTCGATAAAATAGACTACAAGTTGCTTGCAGAAACTCTTGACATCCCACAAGAGGATCTTGAAGTGTGCGCTTGTCAGGATCGTGGCAAAGTAGAAATTGACGTAAGAAAACTTTCTGAAGAAACCTTGCGCTATATCTTGAAGCTCTCGAAAATAGGTCAGTAAATCGATATCAAACATTTTAATTAAAAAATGTGATTAAAAAGAGTTGACTCGCAATGGGTGATTTGTTAGATTGTTTACATGGAAAACATTCAGACAACAAACACCATGAACTTGCAAGCCACCAACCCCATTCAGGTTCACAAACCCAGTGAGTTTGATTTTTACTTTATTAAGTTTAGCAGTGAAGACAAAGCCAAACTTTGTGTTGTTGACCGCATGGCAGAAGATGCCATCTTTGTTAAGTATGCAATGTTTGATGCTCCCAAAGGGCGTTTAATAGGAGGCATCGTCGCAAAAGGTTGGAACGAAATGATTTCTTGGAGAAAGTATAAATAGATTGTACAATACTAGATACTTACTGTAAGGAATAATCCAATGAATGACAAACAAACACGCACCTTGGTAAATGAAATTTTTGGACAAGAGCTCAGTGCCATGAACTGGAGCGAGCAAGCACAAAAAGAAGCGTGGATCGTTGCAATGAAAGCAGTGGGGAAAAGTGATTTTGGCTACACTACATTGGCGCTGCCAGCAGATGCAGCTGATTTCTTCCCAACCGCAGGCACTTTGTTCCATGCCGCTCTGCGAAGAGATTTGACACGCGTGAAGCTTTGCGGCACACGTCTTACAGCCATGGGAAAGCGCGGACTTGCTGTAAGGGCATACAGAGCGGCACAGCGTATGATGAGTCAAGAAAAAGAGGCAGCATGATCAAGGCAATTAGACACGGTGGCTGTGTCGTCAGTTGGGAAGACATAAAGAAAATTGTAGATCAAGGAAGATCGGAATTGAAAGCGGCCGGATTTGAAATGAATGAAGACGAAGTATTAGGGAAATGGGTGAAGCTGTTTTTTTCTCTAGACGTTGAGGCTGAGTTACAAAAACATCGCCCTTCAGAACAAATGGAGTGTACACAATAGCGAAATTTGATCATGTTCATAACAGGAGGCCCTATGGAAGATCTATATTTTATCCCCCAAGTTTATTTGGAAAGGTACGAGTCAAACAAAAAGTTTTTCGAAACGTATGATGTAACGACAGATTTTTTTGATGATTCGTGTTCATCCATCCTGGAGGCAGTGTGATCAGCTTCTTAAAGCCTACACTTGTCATAGTCCTATGGTTTAGTCAGACAAGCCCTTTGTATAAATCTGACAAGGCCAAAGCGCGCATCGAAGCATGTCCTGGTGGCATCCACACAAGAAATACCGTAAAAGGCACCCCTCTTGGCACTACATGCCAGTTGTACAAGACCAGGCAGACTGAGAGAGAAGGTGTTGACTCATGAAAAAATACTTTGGAAAATGGTCATCACTGGCTGACATCGAATTGGATTTTGGAATCAAAACGGGCTTGACTGGAAAGGATATCCTGTTTGCATACTATACATATGAAGACTATAGCGGCAGAGCCTTGGTTGTCTTTGTTGCTCCCGATGATGGGTTGTTATATTTAGTGAAGGGTAGTCACTGTTCGTGCTATGGTCTTGATTCCACTTCTTATAATGAAGAAAAATATACTCAATGGAGGCCAGAAAGAATCAACTGGGAAGTCTTGAACAAAATGAAATTTTGGTACGATGAAGATTATGAAAATATTGATATTGAAAAGGATGCAAGTGCCGCACTCCAAAAACTCATTGCAAGAAATTTAAAGTCATGAGCCAAGAGAAGGGAAAAATTTACCCTTATGTCGCAGGATTTTGGGAAGAAAAGTATGATGATCTCAAGTATCAACTTACCGTAACCGAAGAAAACGATTGGTACGATTACATCGATCGAAAAATGGAGGGGCAGCCAACAGAAAAAGTCATCTCTTATTTGCTCTTTCTTCTTACAGACACCGTTTATGGAGCAGGCAAACACCAGGATCTTCGCATCCCCCAAAAAATGATCTTGGCTTTACGAGAAGGAAGGCATGACGAGCAGACCATGGAAGAGCTTGGGAAAGAATCAGCTCATTCTTTTTTTGATTTTGATTTAGATAAAGAGATGAAAGAAAGAAATACCTTGAAAATGATTCATTACGCTACCAGCTTTTTTTTACCGAGTTACTCTTGTAAATCTTATAATATATGTGTCTTATGGTGTTTGTTGCCTGCAAAATACCCTCAAAACCTTGGAGCAGAACGAAATAGACTAATTGACGAGCTTTATTACAAAACTTGGGAGCAAACCAAGCAGGACAAAGAAAGAATTCACAAGGCCCTGCATGGAAATTTGCTGGCTCTTCATCCCTACATGTTAGAGAGGCGAAAGTATGTAGAAGACAAGGTCAAGGAAATTTTGAATGATGGCAGCATGAACCCACAAGAGCATCTTGATACGATGCTCGAACGAGCGACGCCTGAGCAACTACGTCGCTTTTTACTTGCCATCCTTAGCGATGAAAAACACGGTGCTCTCCGTCATGCCAGCGCTGGCTCTTTGTCGCACTTTGCTATCTCCAACGTCATTGCCCTCCTCAATGACAATTGCAAGGACCCCAAAATTTGGGAAGAAGCATCTGGATATGCAATAAGGGCAACGCATTGTATAGGCAAATCATCCTCGGCTGTAAGGGAGGCCTTATCTGCATATAAAGCAGCGACATCTGTAAGGGCGGAGTTATGGGAAGCTTCAGGGGGAGCAAAGCAAGCCAAAGTGTTTGCAGCAGGAGAATCAGCACAGTGGGCAGCAAAGGCAGCAGGGGAAAGTCACTACGCATGGATGGCTGATACCCTCATTCAAATACTGAAGCAGGCAACATGACCTGGAAACTAAAAGTCAAAGACCAAACGGGGAAGCAATGCTTGGGTTATTTCAAGTTAGAGCTTTAATCCACTTTTCAACGGACCCAAGCATTGCTTCATGGATGAGTATGATTTTTGTTAAATGAGATGTCAAATAAAATGGAGAACCAGTGAGCACACAAGAGATGACAGTGATGGTTGTATTCATCATTTGCTTAACTGCCCTAGCAATCACTTACCTGTTGGTTAAGGGTAAAGTAGACATGTGGCAAGAAGAGAAAATCGTTTGGCCCCTAAAGCAAGAAAGCCTCTTCAAGATTACCACTACAAAACCAACTATTCAGGAAAAGAAAGAAGACAAATGAGAGCATCAAATGGCCGATAAAGACGTTTATGTCAACTTTAAGAGGAGAAGAAGTGGCGACACTAATGGATAACTGGCTTGAGATAACCGAGGAGCAAGATGATGAATGAAAGTAAAAAGCTTTTCTACGATCACACAAGCATAAAGATTGATGGGATATCAATTAATATGTCAAACATTACAAGCATTGGATTCTACGATGGCGACATAGGCCACACAACGCCGATCATGCCTATTGTTACACCGACCATTGCCAAGCCCATAACAATGACTGCCACTTTCAAAATGAACCCAGAGCATTGGAAGGAATTGTTAAATATGTGTCATCATCGCAAATTCAATAAACGCTGTTTTTCGTGTAGGAAACACTTATGACAAATGGAGAAATATGCATCGCAGGTGAAAGATATACCTTTTCAGAAATAGAAGAGGCAAAGATAGAGTATAGAAAAAAAGCATTGCCTTCGAGGCAAGGGGATTCGGGATGGATCTTAGAATACGGCGACCCAGTCGAAAGGGTGCATTTTGATGTGCTTGCGAGAATAATCCATGAAAAAAGACAATCCAATCTTATTTAAACGCTAACCGACAAGTACCATCTAATGCATTAATGTCTTTACATTTTCTTATTTAAACGCTAAACTCTTGTTCATATGAAGGACCAATCAGAGAAAATGATTTCACCTTTTGAGCACTATCTAATGACTGTGTCAAAAGTAGGAATACCTGTTGTTTTTTGCATTATTATCTTGGGTTGGTTGTTGTATGCACTTTTCCCTGATTTTAAAGAGGCTCTCAAATCCCTTAATAACCAGAATAACCAGTGTTTTACAACCATTAGAGATTTATCAAACTCTGTTCAAAAACTTACAGAACGAGTTGAAAATATGGACATTTGTGAACAAAAGGGGAAGTAATATGAAGAAACTATCATATCTATCATGTCTGCTTTTTTTAATGGGGTCTTGCGCAGCTACGCAATACACTGTTCAACTTAAAAAACAGACCACTGACATCAATGAATTTCTTACCTGGGAGAAAGCCAATCAACCTAAACCGGAGTGTACGGTTGAGGTGAAAGCTGTGCGTGACAGACTGGCAAATATTATAAAGTCACAAGGTGATTTGCTGTTGCAAATGTCTGGGAGGAAGAATGGACTCTAGTACCATCATTGATACCGTTTTGAACATCGTCACCAAGGTTGTAAACAAGGTCATTGATTATCAACAGGCTAAAAAAGAGCTTGAGGCGGTCTTGGATGAATATGCTCGCGCCCTCGCCAAGCTTTAACTGAACAAAGTAATACTTGACACTTGTTTACTATGTTCAGTATTGTCATTTAAATTGGCAAAGGCACTGAAAGCATGACACAACCTGAAATGTTCCACGTGGAACATGAGCCTTCTGTACACTCGCCACGTATCTTCAATCTAGCAGAGTTGGTTTCCTATCTCAGGCAGCAAAGCAACCTAACCCAAGCACAGCTTGCTCGCAAAGCTCGCCTCTCACGTACAACCGTGTTGTATTTAGAGAATGAGTTAGGTACGCCTTATGCTCGAACTATCCAAAAAATTGTTGCATCTTTCCCAGCTTGGGCGGATACTCTTGTTCAGCATGACACAATCTTACGTAAGCAAGCGCAAGCCCGGTCGGCCCGCCAAAGAGCCAAGTACTCCCACCTCGCCAGTTCAGACAATCGAAAGCCAGCAAGCAACTTCTGAACCTGTTATTGTTCCTTCACCAGCGGAGCCAGTGGGCGCTTCCGTGCCAAGAAAAGTACAAGAGCGTGTTTTGTGGTATTTGTCTTCTGCTGATGAAAATCTTTCATTATCAGAAAATGAAGATTTACTGCCTGCATGCCTCTACAAAGAATGTGGTAGTGTAAGCATGTATCAGTACTTTTTGGAGAAAGATGTACCCACGTTGCACTCCTTTGTTCGTTGGCTCACCAACACCAAACAACTTCATTTTGATAAGCCTCCTGTACCTGGCGACATTCTTTTTTTACAAAATAATGGCACCATAATAGCGGCAAGACTGGTGATTTCAGTGGAAGAACATAAAAACCCGCCAGAGACTTATGACAGCACACCTGTTTGGCAAAGGAAAAATCTAGAAAGAGTACGCGCTGGCATGAAAAAGACCTATACAGTCACATTGCACGATTGGTATGAGCCGGTTCATGTTTGGTATGCCGTGGGTAAGGTTACTTCGTAATGCCAAAGCGTCCTGCAGGCCAAAACAAGCTCAATACGACTGTCCAAGCAGTCCTTGGCACTGAGAAGCGAGCTAAGATTGTTGAGCTTCGTAAGAAGGGATATGACTACGAAGAGATTGGCAAGATGGTTTCTTTGGATCCCAAAAATTGTCATAGTGTTGTTTCTGAGTACATGGCTGAGTTTAGAGCCCACATGGTGGATGAAATTGGCAACATGGTCATGCTTGAAGTCAATCGTCTCGACTCAGCCATACGTGTCTTGCATGAGCATGTAATGAGAGAGTCTGATGCCAGGTCAGCTACTGCCATGGCCAACCTGATGGCACGCAAGGCTGCATACCTTGGTCTAGACAAAGCTGCCAAGATAGAGATTGAAACCAAAAAGGGGTATGTAAAGGTATCACCAGATGATTGGACCCATATCAAACAGGCAGCTAATCAAGAGGCCTCGAGCTGAGCGCACTACTCCCTTGGTCCATTCTGTCTTTGAGCCCGCATCACAGTGGCAAGAAGATGCCTGGAAAGACACTTCCAATGTTTTGCTTCTGTCAGGATCAGCAGGTAGTGGTAAATCTCGCCTAACGGGTGAGAAGTTTCATGCCATGGCGATGGCGTTCCCAGGATCCTCCTTTTTGTTTGCACGCAAGACCTACAGCACACTGCAGGGTACGATGTTATTGCCATTTGAGCAGGATGTCATTGGCGAAGACCTACTTGGCAATGATCCAATGGTTAGACGTATCCGTAACGATAGCTGCTATTACTATAAAAATGGCTCCATGATTTTTTATGGTGGTATGGGCAATGAAAAGGAACGCCAGAAAATCCGCGGTATCGGCAAGCATGGTGGTCTGGATGGCGCTTGGTTAGATGAAGGCAATGCATTCCATGAGGAAGACCTGGAAGAGTTGTTCCCTCGATTGAGAGGCAAGGCAACACCGTTTAAGCAGATTGTCATCACGACCAATCCAGACTCACCCATGCATTGGATCTACCAGAGGCTTGTTCTTAAAAAAGAAGCATCTTGCTATTTTTCTTCTTGGAAGGATAACTTTCATCTCAACCTCAAAGAATATGAAGAGATGCTGAACAAGCTCACTGGGCCACGTTTGTTGCGCATGAGAGATGGCAAATGGGTGCAAGCCGATGGTGTCGTATTTGAGTTTGATCCAAGTGTTCACGTACTGAACGGTTTTGATTTGCCTCACAACTGGCCCAGATTTTGCTCCATTGACTTTGGTTATAATGTGCCCTTCGTCTGTCAGTGGTGGGCCATTGATCCCAACTCGTACGGCATGTACCTCTACAGGGAGATATATCAAACACAACTGCTTGTGGAAGACGCTGCAAGGCTCATCAAACAGCTATCAGGGCAAGAGAGGATAGAGGCCTATGTTACAGACCACGACAGTGAAGATAGGGCCACCTTGGGCAAGTATGGCATCAATACAATCCTTGCAGACAAAGAGGTAATACCCGGCATTCAGGCCGTGCAAGCAAAGATGAGAGTTGGAGCTAATGGCAAGCCACAGCTTTTCGTGTTGTCAGATGCATTGTGGCAAGCAGACCAAAATCTAATAAACAAAAAGCACCCATACTGTACCATGCAAGAGTTTGCTGGGTATGTGTATGACAAATACACCGATGGCAGGTCTAAAGAAGAGCCTAAGAAGCTTCATGACCATGGCATGGACGCCATGCGCTACGCTGCAATGTATGTAGACCAAACCTACACGCGTGGGTATACCTCTAGGGATAGACCAGGACGCGAGAAGCTGGCAAACGATTTGAGTAAGATGTTCGCCAATCAGAAACCAAGGGGTTTTTACTAATGTTCCACGTGGAACGTTTCTATTGACGGAATTATCATTAAAGCTCAATAGAAAGTGTTCATAGAACTTAAAACACATTTTTTTTCCAATACTTCTATTGATCTATATCTGTCATGAGAATTTTTTAGGTCATTAGATTGTGTCATGATGTTTTCTGCACAGAAGCCTAGGAGGTTTTACTAATGTTCCACGTGGAACATTAGCTTCTATTGCCTTCAAGTTTGTCTTTTTTGCGTTTCAATTCTTCAATTTCTGCAACAAGTTTGTCTTTGGCCTCTGTATGCTTTGCAGACAAATGATTGAGTGCTTTTTCTTTTTCTTTAATTTCAGCAGAGATGTTTTCAATTTTTGTCTTAATGAGTCGAGACACGTCAAAATCATTCATTGACTACCTAACACTTTCTTTTTCTTGCAGGATGTTTTTTATTTCTTCAGTTATCCAGTGGTCGTATCTAAGCATATAGCCAAGGGCAACATGTTCTGAGAAATCATCATTGTCTTTGCTTGGGTTTACTTTGTTCCTTACCAAATCATTTGCAAAGCGATGTGCTTCTTGTGTGCAAAAGTTGTAAAATCTTGACAAAAATCCTTCGTTTTTCATGTAATTGTAAAGACCAAGATTTTCGTTATGTAGCATTACATTCATAAGCTTTTTTATTGCGCCTAGACCTATTGCTTCCACTTCTTCTATCTCTGTAGGAAAGTTTTCGTTTTGCATATCCTTAATTCGTCCCTTTCTCAGTATGTTTAACAGTTTTCACTGCAATTCCGTACTTCATTCTGGCCGTTATCCGGTTTCGTACTTCATTTAACCATGCGTATAATTCGGTGCCTACCTCGTTGAACTGAGAAATCAACTCTGCCAACTGTTCATCACTTGCATGTGCAATATCATCTGGGCACCAACTAAAATCGGTTTGTCTTCTTTTGTTAACATTCATTTTACATTTCCTTTGCTTTTATGCTGTGAGACATATGATGTATCATAAAATATAAATTGTCAAGTAATAATATATGTATATTTCTTTGACATGAGTATTAAAAGCTTGCGCGTAACCCTCATTTACTTCGATCATTTTTGTGTGGCCTACTACCAAAGATATGTCGCGCAGACGTGTGGGTAAACAAATCAAAGAAGCAATTGAGGTTGCAAAAAACTCACGAATAGGAGTCTTCGATGATTTTAGACATGTTATTGAGCAAATACCATCTCAACCCACATTTGGTTGGTCCAAAGAAGCGATACAATCAACCATCTTAAATCATGACCAGGGCAGGTTTCAGGCATCTGAGCAGCTCTATCATGCCATGCGTAGAGAGCCCAGGATTTACGCAGCATTGCGTACTCGAGTTGAAACTCATCGCAGTAGTTCGTTTACAGTAAAAGTCAAAGATGATGCTCCTATGTTGCTCAAACAAGCAGCAAAAGAGTTGCAAGCCCGATTTGATGTTATTATACCCAAAGAAACTATCTCTGAGATTCTCAGTCGTATCATCATGTTTGGCTTCTGCATCGCTAGGCATGAGATGGTCTATGATTTGACATCCAATCAAATCATGCCTCGTATTGTTCCTTGGAGCCATTCGTATACCTATTATAATTTCACAGACCGTCGCTATCATGTCGTAGCTGATACTCTTGGAGACGTTACTGTTACTGGAGACCCCTGGATTGTCTTCTCCAGTGGTGGCGACAGGCCATGGCTTAACGGCGCCATGCGTGCCCTTGCACAACCATTTTGGTCTTTGAATGAGGGGCTTGATGGGTGGAATAACTATAATGACGATGAGGCCAGAGCCTATAAGCATTTAAGCGTGCCTGTTATCAAAAGAGAGCAAACTGAGACGGATAGTTTGTATGCGCATGCATCGATGTCTCGTGGAGGAGACACGATAATAACTGCATCGGACACCACTTTTGAGTTTGTGTCGCCAAAAGGCCGCTCTGGTGCCTATAAGACGTTCGAAGATCAAGCAAGACTCAATTACGACACAATCTCTATTGTGTTGCTTGGCAACAATCTTGTTCAGGAGATTAAGGGTGGTTCATTTGCTGCCGCTACGGCCGCCAACGGTCTTGCAAGAGAAATCATTGAGTCTGACACAGAAAATGTAGAGCATCCAATCAACACAGATACTTTGAGATTGTGGACGGAGCTTAATTTCACCCCAGAGGTACATGGCTACCAATCGTTGCAGACATTTAAGCCCTCATGCGAGTTGGCAATAGAGAATGTGCAGAATGATGAGGCAAAAGCAAAAACAGCTCAGCAGTATGCAGATTCGTTTCAAAAATTCTCCCAGTCTGTGGGTGTTGAAATAATGAACAACCTCGGCATTAATTGGAAAGAGGCAGCACGTAAGGTTGGAATACCATTGATTGAGGATGAGATGGACAAGGAGAGAGAATGAGTCACGCGGATCAATTTAGCATTGAGCCCAATGTCACAACTGGTGCAGGTGCAGCAACCATACCTTTGCCAAGTGGTGCTGGCAAAGTTCTTTACGACACAGGTGTCGCTTACGCAGAGACCAATGCGGGCACAACATCACAAGTCCTTGTGGGTGGCACAACACCGACTTTTGGCAATGTTCCTGCAGCCGCGTTGACATCGGTTCCTGCTGGTAATTTAACAGGAACTGCTCCTTTATCAACCGTGACAGTCTCTGGCTCAACCGCTGGACAAGTGTTGACCTCTACTGGCTCAGCTTCTCCACCTATTTGGTCTAACAATGCAGGTTCGATGGTAACGCTATGTAGTTTCTCTCAGGGTGGTACATGGACCGCTGGGTATTATGCCGGACCCTTTGGAGCTGTCGAAAACTCGTTCAATGGAACCTTTTTGCCAATCCCTTGGGTTGCACCTTGTGCCGGAGTACTAAAGAATTTTTACATGCAAACTCTTTATACAAACTCAACCGCCAACACCTTCACTGCGTATAGAGCTGTAGCAGCTTCTCCCTTTACCTACAATGTGACTTCTGTCGCTCTTGTTATAACAGGCGGCGGCTCGCAAGCAAATGACTTGACTCATACGTTAACTGTGGCAGCAGGGGATTGCGTAAACTTTAGAAACTCATCGGGTGCAACTTTTTCTGGCGTTGGTGCCCATATCGTTGCTCAATTCGAACCAACAGGAGTATAAAATGCCTTTTACTAATCCGCAAGCCGAACAACCTGTCTTCAATAAAGACGCCACAACCATTTTAGCTGGATGTGCAGTGGTTCCCTCTGGAGGAGTCACTGGACGAGCTGCAAACGTAAAACATCCTTCCGCTGCAGACGATTGGTTTATTGGTGTTACTCCAACAGATATCCCAGCAAACTCTGTGGGCACTGCTTATCAGCAACCGATGTCTAATGTTCAGGTAAGACTTGCTTCAGCTGTAGCAAGGGGAGATTTTTTGAACGTTGCCAACGCACTAGGTGAGTTTCAAACAGCTCCTGGTGGCGCTTTGAATGCCAAATATGTGGCGTTGTCTGCTGGTGCCGCTGGATCAGATACCACATGGGCAGCTCCTCGTTAGGAATATAACTTCACCAATCGGTAATTTCCAATCTGCAGTAATAAGCTAAAACAGGTTATAAAAATAACCTTTTACTTCGATCATTTTGTTGGAGCTTAATAGCTTACAGAATGGGCCAAGTGGTTTCATCTAAATACTTTACCCCTCCTGTTATGGGCAAAGAGCCACCAACTCGTATCCTTGCGTTTAAATGGGGTCTTAACGACACAAAAAAGGGTCCATTTTATCTCACACCAGAGTCAGCAAAATCAATCATAGATAAGTTCAACAAAGACGCGAACCCAATCGTCTTTGATTTGGAACATTTGTCTTTGGTTGATGAAGCACCTCTCTTAAACAAGAGGGCTCTTGCATATGGTCCAAGTCTTGAGACAGATGATGTTGGGATCTGGATTACCAATGTGACGTATACGCCAGAAGGATACGAGTTGGTGTTGTCTGGTAAATGGGGTTTTACCAGTCCTGTATTTATTCCAAATTTGTTTAAAGAAGTAACGAAGCTAACCAAAATGGCGTTCACCAACGATCCTGCAACACGTGGTGCAAGGCCGCTGCTCTTATCAATGGGAGATGTAATGGATCAACCAATGTCCGCGATGCCGATGAACAACGAGCTTATCTCAAAAGTGAAGCCACTGAGAGACATGCAATCACAACTTGGGGCCTGTATGAACACAGCTCAGGAAGCAATGAATACGCATGTAGATGGGCCCATTAAACAAATGGCAATGAGGATGGCCGATTCCCTTCCAGAGTGGATTACAGCCATTGGTGAGTTGCTAGAACAAATGGATCCAGAAGGGTTAAGCAAACCACAGAAGGAAGTTGAAATGCCCATGGCTATGCCAATGCCTATGGGAAACAAGGCGCAAATGATGAGCACTGAGAAACTATCTGCACCAGAATCTGAAGCAGTGCCTGCACCGTCTGTACTTGCAGATTCAGGAGAGATGAGTGCGCTCATGGCAACGTTGAAAGACATGACTGGCGAAGAGACTTTGGCAAAAATTCAGGCCAAATTGATGGCTCTTAAGCACAACTTGTCTGTTACAGAGGAGAAGCTGTCCGAATCACAGGTCAATGAAAAGCTGTACCTCATTGATGCAGCCATTGCCCAAGGAAAAATCCCTCCTCTGGAAAAAGAAAAATTTGTTAGTTTATCAATGGATGGATTGCAAACATATTTGAGTTCCGCAAAGTCTAGAAAAGACTCTTTTGCTGAGTTGTCGGAAAGACAAGGAAGACTCGATGTTGTCGATGCGCAATCTGCTGGTCTGACTAGCCTTGCAGAGCGTGTTCAAAAAGATGTCCAAATGATGTTTAGTCGGCTTAAGAGTTAAGGAGAGAAAATGGCATTTTTGACAAATGAAGTCATTAGTTTATTCGACGGCACACCGGGCCCTAGCGTACATCAAGGTACGCTGGCGATTGCGCAGAAAGTTTGGAAAGGTTCTTTGCCGCTCGTTGTTGGTGGGAAAGTGTACCGTGGTGGCCCCGTCCCAAGTGCAGGCCTTTTGGCAGTGGCTGGTGCCGATGCCAATGGTGGGCTAAATCTATTTAGTAACCAGGCAAATGTACGCTATTCACAACTCGGCGGAACGAGTCAGACACTTGGCGTGAGCATTGTTTTCAACACATCGACCGTAGATGTGATTGTACAGCTTGGTACCAATGGTGGTGGCACTGTGACATCCACAGCCGCCAATGTGCTCAATGCAATCCTTGGCAATGCTACAGCCTCTAAATACTTGCAAGCCAACTATACCGGAACGGGTGCTGGTTTGGCTGCAGCGTTCACGGCAGCATTGGTACCAGTTGTTAAACTTGCCGGCGTTGCGCTCAACACCTATGACAACGCCGCTGGCGCAGCAGACTTGATAACGGCAATGGTGTTTCAGCGCGCAGTTGTGGCTGTGGCACCATCGTCTACGGATGCACCAACATCAGCAATGATTGGATCAAGAGTGGCATTGGTTGACGACATTACGGTTAAGGCAACCGTAGGACCTTTGGATGTAACTGTAGAACTCTCTGACGTATTGCCAGATGGTACTGTTTTTGTTGTGGTTTAAGGAGATATAGGTAAATGGCAAATGCATTTGGAGTAGTAGGCACCCAAGACGTCAATGTCTTAATTAGTGCGATCAATCAAGAACTTAATGTGCAGATGAAATCTGCAGAGAGTGTATACCGAAAAATTTGCAAGGTTGACTCGACAAGCAACGCCAAATTTCAGCATTACCCAATGCATGTTATGGCGTATAGCACCAAAGAGCGTCTTGCATATCAATTGGCTGAATTTTCCAAACCTGAGTTGGTTGATATTGTTGTTCAGGGTACGGACTTTGAAACACCAATCGAGATGCAAAGCTTGGGGGCATTTGATGATCCATATGGTTTGATCAAAGATGTCAGCCAAGATGCTCTAAAAAGCGTTGTGCGTCAGTGGGAAATTCTGTTGGCGAACTTGATGAATAGCAACGGTAACGCTTACGATGGGCAACCATTTTTTGGTGCACATAATACAAATCCTGGCGTTCCCGGTCGTCCAAATTACAGCAACATTTTGACGAGCACTCCACCAAACAAAGCCGGATTTATCAAAGCATTCAACGCCTTGCAAAATAGAATTGGTTACGATGGCCGACGATTGTTCCCTGATTTGGATCAAACCAAAGAAGTCATTTGTGTAGTTCCTACACTTGAGGCGTGGGTGTCTTTGGCTGAAGTGCTCAATGCTGGTATGACTGCAGAACCTGTAGGCGCTGGTGCTGCTGCATCAACGGATACTCGTTTGGTAAATTATGCAAAAAATGTTTTGATTCTGCCAGAGTTGAATGATCCGGCTTTTGTTGGCTCTACCAACAGATGGTACATGGTCGCCACTGGGTATGCAACCCGTCCTGCATTCATTATGCGCGACTATATGCAACCACAATTCAACTTCATCCCTCCAAAATCTTGGCTTGATAACCAATACATGGCGATGGGTTTTAGTGTGAGAAGTGCAGGTGGTGCTGGTTTTGGTTTGCCACAGTCTGTTGTTCAGTGTCAATTCTAAGAATAATGAGGAGTTTGTAAAATGGGATTAACTAAAACACTAACAATGGTCAATGCCACGGGATACACGGTTACCATTGTGCCCCTGGGAACGACCAAGGATGATTTTGTACCAACCAGTATCACTCTAACCGCGGTGGTTGCCTGCTGGGTTAAGTTTACTGATTGGAATGCATCTACCATCGTTGCACCTACAGCACCCAGTGCGACACCCGCACCTGGTGCTGGGGCAACCACAGATTATTACCACATGGCCGCTGGAGAGACGAGAGAGTTTGGTCTTAAACGACAAAGTCTTTTTGTCGATCCATCTAAATATGGAGCGATTGAGTATTTTCAGTTTATCCAAGTTTGGTCAGAAGGTGCTGGAGATCTGAAGCTAGTCGCATATTAGGGAGCATAGATGGCAACTGAGCGTTTACCAATTGCAAGTGTAACTTCAATACCTGTTGCACTTGGCAGCAATTATACTGAGATCAATCTAGGCAATGCTGTAGATATACGGATCACAGTAAGTGTTGGTGCTGGAGACGCTCAATTGCTTGTCTGGACACCAGAGGCTTTGGGTGGGACAGGTGCGTGGTATCCCTATGGATATCCTGACACCAAATTAACTCTAGACGCAACCAAATTAGGTGGCAAGGCCAGCTTTAGGTATGTAACTGAAAAGGATGCATACAATAAGTACATTCTCTATGTCCCTGCAGGCATTACTGTTTTAGATGCTACCATTAAAGGCATCGAGGTATAATGGCCACAGTGTTTGCCACCCCGGCGGACATGTGGCAACTCGCCACGCCCCCTGACTCCCTGTTTCAGGACCAAAGTTTGGCTCCAGGTACCTGGAGCACCATTCTAAGGATTGGTTCGGGCACAGGGACAATGACTCTTTTAAAAGAGTCGAGTCCCTTGTTTGAGTTTTCTGTAATGGTCAAGTGCGTAGTTGCAGGAGAGCTAATCGTTTATGGAGTTGTTAATCCTGGGGTTGTTCCTCAGTTTGTCATATCACTGGATGGTGGTACAACTTATAGCCCACCTTACCTGCCAAATGACAACGGAACAATTAAATTCATACGAGGTGGATTTACTCTACAGTTTCTCAATAACACAGCTCCCAGTTTTCTAGTCGGTGATATGTTTGCATTCACCACAACGGCGTCTCCAGATGTTGTTCGTTTTCTGTCAGCAGCTTCTGCGCAGGTAGAGTCGGTGATTAGAAACACCTATCAACCACCCTACGTTTCTTGGGGTGATGATGTGAGACTTCGAGTCTGTGAACTAGCGCGTTGGTACTTGCTCAAAAAGCGTGGCATCGATAAGGATCAAGATTTTGAAGTCTACAAACCAACAGAAGCACTTAAGTGGTTGGATGATGTAGGCAAAGGTTATATCCAACCCTCTATTGTCGAAGTAAATCGCGAGAAATTGTATCCAGAAATCATGGTCGTAAGAAGACCATTCAGAACATCTTGGATTTACTGATGATTACCTTTAAATTCAAATCAAATACAAGATTGTTGCAAAATTTGATTACAAACTTGCAAGATCAAGAAACGATTAAAAGAGTCGCAGCCAAAACCACAGTTGCGCCTTTGAAAAGATTGATTAAAGAAACATTCGACAAAGTTGCAGATCCTGCAGGAGCAAGTTGGGCTCCGCTAAAGAAACCTACAGGTAGAACTCCATTAAAAGGTCTGCAAGACTTTTTTAAAGTCAGATCAGAAGATTCATTGGTGCTTGCCACCAATGAAAAACCCTACGCTGTGTTTCATCAAGAAGGAACAAAATTTATTCCAGCACGTAAGTTTTTGCCCGAGGACGTTATCCCTACAGAATGGCAAAATCGCATCAAGCCATCTATTCAACGTGGCATTAGAGCGTTGCTAAACGGCATTGTGAAAAAAGAAGAGGCTGAGTACCAAACTGAACTTTCCAAAGCCGAAGGTGAAGGGTTTGGTGGCGGATGATTTGCACACGTCTTTTCGAAGTATATGAGCTTATGCAAAAGCATGTGGCGTTTGTAGGCGGTGGCACATCCTTTTGCAATGTCAATCAGTCTTTTGGCAAGAAGGCACTTGAGCAGGTGGCTTCATACCCTCATATCGTTTGGGTACCCACCAGCGATTCATATGGGCCTGCACGCTTAAAAGACTACCCAAGTATTGAGAGCGGCAAGCGCGTCTTTATTGATGGGATTCGCACACGTGTTGCAGGGTGTGATTTGCACATTTTTCACCAAACTCATCATGATGTTGAAGAGTTGCTCAATGATGTACATCTGGCTCTGTATGACATCATGATTGCACAAGGATCTGTAAGTGATCCCGGCGATTTTAGTGTGGGTGGTGGCGTATGGGATGAGAATGCTTCTGTCATCGCAAACAACTCGACGAAATATATCCAGTCAATCACATGTCAATTCCCAGTTTACCGTTTACTGCCAGCACAACTTGCAGAAACAATTAAGGTTAATTTACCACAGTAAGGAGATTCCATGGCGTCATTGCTACCAGGTGTTGAAACCATTCTACGAAAAACATCAACGCCACCAAATCCACAAGATTTGGCTTCTATCGCTCATTTTATTGGTCCCAGCCAATCTGGTCCTGTAAATGTGCCAACTACCATTACCACTGTTAATGATCTGGCTCAATTTGGTAGTGGCCCTACGGTTGAACAAGCAGCAGATGCACTTAACGTTGCGGGTGGTCCTGTTTATTTTACCAGATCTGCGACCACTTCTGATGGCGCCTTAAGCGCAGTAACAAAAACCCTAGGTAACCCTGTGGGTATCGCAAGCACTGCTTTTGGGTCGGTTTTGGTAGCTGGCGCTGATAACAATGGTGACGTGTTGATTAACGCCAAGCAAGGCAGTGTCAATATTAGTCTCATTGACGCTGGTGTCACTACTGCCTCTACACTGGTGTCAGTGGTTGGTACTACCATCCAAGTGACCCTGAAACGAAGCGCGATGGCTATCACGGAAACTGGCACTGGTCTTGCGTCAGCAATCAACGGCAATGCTCCTGCATTTGCCTTGGTAGGAGCAGTAGCGCAGGGCACGGGTGCAAGCATTGTTGGTGTTCTTGCACCAACTACGCTCGATGATGGTGCTATTAGAATAAGTGCATTAACAACAGGGGTGTCTTACCGCATTTTGCTCGCTGGTACCAATACCACACTTAGCTCCACCTATTCAGCTGGCGTCCTTACGCTGAACTTGGCAACCAATGCCAATGGTGAGCCAACGACAACAGCCACCGCAGCACAAGCAGAACTTGCCATTCGTGCCGCCGCTAACCCAAACACATTTACTTCGTCTTTGGTTGGGGCTGGCAGCAAGTTGCTTGGGGCCAAAGGATCGACGTCTTTAAGCTTTGGTTCAACTGGTGCTGCCACTGTTTCAGGGGCTCCTACAGACGATTATAACTTCACTGTCACAGTTTTGCGTGGAGGTACCGTTGGTGGTGCCACGCCAATTACTGTGCAATGGTCTTGCGATAATGGGGCATTGTACTCATCTCAAGTGGTGGTGCCATTTAGTGGAATTTTGCTTCTCAAAGACACAAAAATCGACACCAATGTGACCATTACCTTTACAGGTACTTTTGATATCGGTGATACTTTCACGTTTACTGGGTCGGGTCCTGTCACGGGTGCAACTGATTTGTACGCTGCTATCGATGCTGCAATGGCAGACTACACACGTCAGTTTGGATTCATTACGAGCCCTGTGGTGCTTGACCGTGCTATGGCGACTGTGGTCGATTCCAAACTACAAGCCATCCGTCAAAATAGAAACCTGTATGGATTGTTCAGTGTTCGTGGTCCGGCTACGGGGGAAACAGAGACCGTTTGGGAGAATGCCATTATCAACGCTTTTGTTGGTTTTGTCTCTCTAGATGGATTGCTGTCACTGTCTGCAGGTACTGTTTTACATGTGTCAACATACAGTGGCAGAGAATTTGTACGCAATCTGATTTACCCAGTTGCATCGCGTGCCGCCAGCATTCCTGTCCATGAGGATTTGGGTCGTGTCTCCACAGGTCCTATGCGGAACGTGATTGCAATCTACCACGATGAAAGCAAGAGCTATGGACTTTCGGCACAACGGTTCATTGTATCGCGTACATTCTCGACACGTCCTGGGCAGTTTTACATCCAAGAATCTCCCACAATGTCTGACACAAGCGATGTGGGGTATACGTTGGTTGAATGGGTCCGTGTTCTTTTATCCGTAGCACGTATTTCAAGTGACGCGGCGCTTATCTTTGTTAACAGCTCTTTTGGAGCCATTGGGCAACTTGACGGCACCGGTGCACCACTTGGTGCGTTGAGCGTGGCCTCAGCAAACAAAATCCAAAAATATGTGAATGATGCTGTTCGTTTGTTCATAGATAAACCAAAATCAGATGGGTTGCCTTCCGCGTCTGATTTCAGTGTAACTGTCCTGAGAAACTACAGTTTCTTAGCAACGCGTGAAATCAGAATGGAAATAAATGTAACCCCCCTCGGTGTAGCACGAAACATTGTGATTGGTATTAACGTCAACATCCCTGCGTAAGAGGTAAAACATGGCACTTAACATCCCATCAATCAACGGTCTTTACTACGACCACAACAGCATCCGGTTGCAAATCCCAGGATTGCCCGATACGTTCATTACAAGTCATTTGAAGTCCATCAATTTCAGTGACCAGTTGACGCCCTCTACCGCGTACGGTGTGGGCCCCATTGCGTTGCCATCAGGGTTGGGGCAGTATTCTGCAGAAGCTAGCTTCACAACCTCCAAAGAAGCATTTAACAAGATGCTTGGCGGTCTTCCAAATGGATATGGCGGGGTAAATCTTGGATTCACTATCGCCTATGTACCCTTTGGATCTTATGGACCTAGCGAAGTCGAACTTGTTGACTCACGCATCCAGGGCGTAAAAGATTCATCTTCAAGCGGTCAAGGCAATTTAGACGTTGAGGTTACACTCTATGTCCGCTATATTCTTCGTGATGGCAAGTGTTTGGCCCCACTCGATGTGGATGATGTGCCAATCACAGTTGCCGCATAATCGGAGGATAGATGGAATTAACGTTTGAGATCAAGGATGTAACAGACATAAAAGTTAGAATACCAACCTTGTCAGAGTTTTTGTATATTACTGACAAGCTGGTGTCTGCTTATGGAGGAGGTAAGTCCTCAAGTGATTTTATGGATGATGGCGAGGCAGAAATCGTCAATCTTGTCACTTATCCAACCAAACGTGATTTCAGTGAACTTTTGTTAGACTACCAAGATTTGGCTTTTATCATTTGGGCAAAAATTAAAGATGAATTAGGTGCTGATGTCGAATTAAATGTAGAGCCAAAGTTAACAGACGAAAGCGAAATTAGTACCTACGGAAAACGCTGTTTGGCAATTTCCTATATGGATGGAAATGAAACAAAAAGGTTCATTTTTAGAAAATTAGGACACCCTACATTTAAAAGACTGTCTCGAGACATTAGCGAAAGAGGAAGCCTAACTGGTGAATCTCTATGCAAAATTGCCAAAGAAGCCGTGGCTAGTGGAAACAAATCAGAAATTGATGCCCTTTTTAGTGAAAAACCAGCATTGGCTTTGTTATTTGGTAAGGAAATTGTAAATGCATCAAGCACTGCCGTTGAGCTGTTCATAAAAAAAGCGTAGACCGCTTTCGTCTAGCAACAGATGGTCGTGGGGATTTGATTGAGAGTGCAGAAAATATGTGTGCATATGACCACGGGCCCAACTGGCATGAAAAAGTAGACGAAAGCGGCTTCGCGTGGGCAA